AGTAGCAACAAGAGGAGGTTTTTATGAAGTCCCATTACCAGGATATCCAAATATAAAAATAATTGGAACTTATGGTTTAAGATCTTCAGAAAGAGTAATAATCGGCCCAGCATCTGATATGGTAGTAGGAACAGATTTATCTTCTGATACTACAAACTTNCAAATGTGGTACGATATCAATGGAGACGCATTGAAATATAGATTAAGAAACAAGTTAGGAGTTCAAGTTGGACACCCACAATACTTCGTTTCAAACGATCAAGCTTAAATAGAAGCTTAACACAGTATATGGGGTTTTAATTAACCCCTAATACTTTTTTTTTAACCTTTAAAAAATAACATTATGGCATGTAATTTAAGTAGCGGATTTTCTTTAGGATGTCGTGACAATATTGGGGGCATAAAAAACTTATATATATTATCTGGATCAGTAACTTCAGTAACAGCAGCTTCGGGTGCTATTTCTGACATAGCAGGTACAGGTACTTTCTTTAAGTTTGAGCTACCAAGAAACGTCGGTGACTTTACAGAGACTCCAACACCAAGTTTAGAAAACGGAACAGTTTTCTATTCTCAGGTAACCAATTTAAGTATGCAAAAGTTACAAGCTTCTATAAGAAATCAAGTAAAAGTCTTAACAGCCAACCCAGATCTAAAAATCGTTGTTGAAACAAACAACGGTACAGACGATTATGTTGGACAATTCTTTTATGTAGGAAGATACAGAGGAAGCACTGTAACAGGTGGAACAGGTGGAACCGGAACGGCAATGGGAGATGCAAATTCATATTCATTAACTTTTGAAGCAATGGAACCTTACCCAGCAGAAGAGATTACCACTACTGGTAATTTAACTGATGCGTTAACTACTATCACAGTTAGCTAAACTTAATAAGAATAAGGGTTGGTTTAATTATCAACCCCTATTTTTTTAATTTAAAGATATGTTAAACATATACCCTACTCAAGCAACAGGAAGTGTTGCAATATGGCCAGCAACTGGTAGTCGTACTGGTGCTAACTATAAACTAGAGCTAATTAATGACATGAATATGAATTCATCGTCATTTTCTTTGTCTCTAACAAACACTCCTAATAACCTAAGTGAGTATATGCAGTTAGATTATCTTTCAGGCTCTGAAGGTATACCAAGTGCTAGCGGTTTATATAGTTATAACTTAAAAGCAGATATAGCAGCAGGACAATTAAAATGGACTGAAGCTGCTAATTTATGGACAGCTATACAAAGTCAATGGACTAACGTTACAACAGCAAGTGGAATATTTGAAACAATAGACAGTGGTAGAGCATTTGTATATGGAACTAATGATCCAGAGTTTACAGAAAACATTACCTCAAATGAAAATGGTACATATATAACTTACTATTCATAAAATGGCAGATACTAATAAATTTAATTTTACAAAAATTAATAACTCCAAGTTAAGAGAATTTAACCATAAGGAGTATAAAAAAGATAAAAACGAGAAGTTCGTAAAAAATGGAGACGATAATATGTTTCCACAACACTTAATTGAAATGTATAATAAAAGTTCTGTTAACGCAGCTTGTATTAATGCTATAGTTGAAGGTATTATAGGACAAGGGTTAACAGCTAACGATGAATTATACTTAGAGAGAGCAAATTCAGCTGGTGAAAGTTGGAATGACTTATTCACTAAATGTTCTCTAGATTTTAAACTCCACGGTTCGTTCGCCATGGAAATAGTTTACAGTAATGACAGAACTAGGCTAGAAGCTTATCATGTTGACTTTAGTTATCTAAGAGCTAAAGAAAAGAATAAGTACGGCCACATCCCTGGTTATTTTATCTCAGAAGAATGGGACAGAAAAAATAGATTTTCAGGTATTGTTTATAAAAGCGAGGATAATATGGACTATCTGCCAGTACAATCCCGATAAAAAACAAGAAGAACCTCATCAAATCTATGTTCACAGAGACTACAGACCAGGGCAATCTTACTATCCTCTACCGGATTACGTAGGAGCATTAAGAATTATCGAACTAGATACTTCGATTGATGACTTTCACGTAAACAATATTAAGAATGGTTTAGCACCATCACTTAGTATTACCACTTTTACAAATGGTACTCCGGATCAATTAAGAGAGATAGAACAACAACTATTAGCAAATTATGGTGGTACTAACAATGCAGGTTCACTTATGTATATTGATGTACCAGAAAAAGAAATGGCACCAGTAATAACTCCAATACCTCAAAATGGAGCTGATGGGTACTATACTACCATTAATGATTTAGTAATGCAGAAGATTTTAACTGCACACAGAATTACTAGTCCAATGCTATTAGGTATCAAAACAGAAGGACAACTTGGTGGAAGAGCAGAGTTAATAGATGCTAATTTATTATTTATGAATTTAGTTATCTTACCTTTCCAGCAAGACCTACTAAGCTGTTTTGAAATGATAATGTCATTTAACTATCCTGATGTAGTATTAGGTATAGAGCAAAAAAGATTACTAGAAGATGGAGTACAGGATCAAGAAGTAATCGTTGGAACAGACACAACAGATGCAGAAGAAGAAGCAGTAAGTGATGAAAACGTTACAGATACTGACACAGAAGGTGAACCTTTATTAGCTTAAATCTATTTAATAGTATGACAACCACCTTTTTAATTTCAGAAGCAAAAATAAGAAGCTTTACTAGCTTGAATGATGCAGTTGATTCAGCACTTATTAAGAACTGTATAAGAACAGCTCAAGATGTATGGCTACAAAATATAATTGGTACCGTACTTTACAATAAACTTTTATCTGATGTTGATGCAGGTACGTTAACAGGTAACTATAAAGGATTAGTAGATGACTACATACAAGACTTTTTATTGTATGCAGCTTATTACGAAACTTTAGAAGAGATTTACCTAAGACCAAGAAACAATGGTTTACTAAGACCTAATGGAGGAGAGAACTCTGACCCAGTTGAAAGAGATCTTTATGATATGAAAAGACAAAGTCTTAGAAACAAAATGGACTACTACAGTCAAAGACTAACAGAATACATCTTAGAGGAAGATAATCTATTCCCAGAGTTATCACAAGATACTAAATTATACCAACAGCTACCAGACTATACTAATAAGTATAAAAATCCATTTGTAATGAGAGGTAGTTACTATTTAGATTTTGCTAGAGAGTACGGAATTAGAACATACGATACAAGATACAAACAATACCCTCAATAATGGCAGCAGATTTTAACTTAACCAATCAATACATATCAGCAAGTTTTGACAACCTTATGCAAAACTCTGGTAGTATACCAGTTAATGGATTAGGAACACAAATTAGTAACCTAACAGTTACTTCTTCTTATGCAACTACAGCATCATTTGCTTTAAATTCAGAAGCACAAGTAAGTGCATCTTATGCTAATAGAGCAGGAGTAGCAGATGCAGTAAGTGGTAGTAATGTAGTAGGTAACGTTGCAACAGCTTCTTTTGCTTTAACTGCCTCAGTAGTATTAGGAACCATAACATCAGCTTCATATGCAATAAGTGCTTCACAAGCTGAATTATCTAATAATGCAATAAATGCTACTTCAGCAAGTCATGCTATTATAGCTAACAGTGCTTTAACAGCAACAACAGCTTCTTATGTAACAACAGCTCAAACAGCATCATATGTAGCAGCTGCTAATATAAACGGAACAGTAGCAACAGCAACTAGTGCATCACATGCATTGAGAGCAGATATAAGTGATAATGTGGCTTCTACTGCAAGATTAAATGTAACTGATATAACTGCAAGTAATGCAACATTTACTTCAGCTTCAATTGGGTATTTAAAAACANTAACAGGTTCAGCAACAATAATAGGAGACGAATACATTATTTTAAATGCAGATTCACCTACTAAAAGATTTGCTGGAATAAAAGTATACGATAGTGGATCTGGTTTAACAGGGTCGTTTGAATGGGATAGTATAGATGATAACTGGATACAAGTCGAAACAGGAGGAACATCAGCAGGTATGCTTACAGGTATATCTGGTAGTAAAGGCTCAGAAGCTTATCCTTCTAACAATACAATATTAAAAGGTACAGGAAACCACACAATACAGGATTCAAACATTACTGATAGTGGTACTCTTATAAACCTCAATTCTGCTACTAACATTACAGGTTCTTTAAAAATAACAGGTAGTGCAAGAAATACAAGTGAAATTGTTGGTAACTTAAAACAAACTTTTCCTTCACCGGGTAATAATAACTCAGTAGGTTTAGCTGAGATATCAGGTACTACTACAATAAACAGTTTACCTTATACCAATAAAAACTTCTTTGTAGCTGACTTTAGTGACTTTGGACAAGAGTTCAAAGATTACTTCTCTATAGAATACTATGATGGCTTTGCTTACAACTACGGTTCAGAATTAAACGTAAACGGTAAAAAATCAAGACTTGGTATAGTAATATCGGGTTCAGGTACAGGTAGAACTGGTGAATTTTCAGTAATTGATAATCAAGATGGTACTGGTGTAGTAAGTATGTTTGCTGGTAGTCAAATAGATGCTCTTATTACTGCAACTAAAGGACTAACAATTACAGGTTCTGTAGATTGTAATAGCGGTATTACAGCACCTTCATTTACAGGTTCTTTATTAGGAACAGCATCTCATGCTGCTAATGCAGGTGA